CTGCGAAGAAAGATTTGTTTTAGAATAACGATCCTGTTCCTGCGAAGTCAGGCGGAAGCGATAACCGTACAACACTATTTGATACAAGAGAATCAATTTAGGGATTAATTAGTAATTTTGGAGGTATGAAAACAGCATACGAAACAGCAAAAGAAGAGTTAAAAGACTTTACGGAATTTCCAACAATAAACAAAATTGTTAAATTGATGGAAGACTATTCAAAAAATCAAGTTGTTAATTTTATCAACTGGAGGATAGCACAGCCAAACCAAATAAGTTTAATTTCAACTGAAGAACAATACGAAATTTATTTAAACCATTACATGACCCCCTTCTCTGCCCCAGGCATTATCCAACTCACCCCAGAAACAGCTTGCAGTATAATCATAAGCAGCTATTTCAACACCACGTTTGAGGCCGTTTGTAAACGAGGCAGACATAAGGACGCGACACGAATCAGGCAGGCCATGCAGACGTGCCTAAGCCGGTATAGTATGTTGTCTTTGGGTGACATTGGGAAAATGACAAACCGCGACCATGCAACGGTGCTAAATTCAAAGCGCAATGTAGAATCAGACGAATACATGAAAAACAAATATGGTTCGGATTCAACACTGTTGATTGTTTACCGGCGGTTCGAATCGCACTACTGCGGAATGATGAACCCGACACGGCATTTTAGAAGTTACAAGGATGAATTAATTAATACGAAATTATAAAATCATGGAAACAAAATTTAAAGATGTAGCACACTTGTATTTGGGGTGCAGGTTTTACGAAGATTATTCTGAAAAAATAAGAAATAATACTAGGATTACAAAATCGTCCCAAAGCGAATCCCCAGTAATAGGTTCAAATGGGTGGGAATTTAAAGTACAAGAAGTTAAACCGATCCTTTATCCACTTTCTGCAATGACAGTGGAACAGGAAAATGAAATGCTTATTAAATCCGGCAAAATTAACAATGGATGGAGGCATGATATTAAGGTTAATGCAATTAGAACAGCATACCTACTTCCGCCTGACTTCGCAGGAACAGTATCTTTATACTGTCCTATATGCAAATCCATTAAATGGGTTTACATAATATTTAAACCCAGCTATTGATGTTTTCTCTATGTGGTGTTTTTGCCGTGTAGTAATAATGCCAAGTCCGATATTATAAACACTGCCGTCTGTCATTGTTACTTTGTTCCTGTTATAAGTTGTTGTGTCCATTTTTCGAAGTTTTAAATTGTTAGTATTGTTTGTTTGATTGTGTAAAGGTAATACATGATGTATATACAATCCTAATTTTCATCAATGATACTTATACTTGTTTCGATTGAGATATGTCAACTGAACAAGTCCCCATGAGTCTGTTGACTGTCCCACCAGTTCACGAAATCAGCCAGAGTGTGTACTATCAGGTAAATCCCTCCGGCACGTTCAATAGATTGTTCATATTTCTTTTGAGCGTCTGACTGCCTGTCTTTACCGATCTTTATTTCGATCTTTACAGAACGTCCGTTGATAGTTGCCGATATATCGGCGCTGCCACGTGTCATTGAAGACTTCTGATAGCTTACCGATCCAACTATTCGGCGGTGTCCCATTACATCGGTTACTACTTTTGTGTTGTCAACCATGCGTCCGGTTACCGATATCCGTTCAGCCTGTCCGCCGTTGAACTCTATGAAGTCCTTTATGCAGCGCGTTAGTCCGTTGGCTTTCGATGGGTTGTACTGATGTATGCAGCTCTCAGGAAATGGGTTTTCCGGATGTTCTTCTTTGAACTTGGTTGCTGCGATGTCTTTTAGGCGTTTGAGGGCGAGGCGGTCGGTTAGCATGTTATAAACGCTTTAGCCTCGTTTAACTTCTCAATGATTTGATCTATCTGCTGAACACTGGCATAAAAACAGCCTTCTGTATGTTCTTCAATATATTCGCCGTCTTCGTCCTCTGTACATGAATCATCATCAATACAGGTAATTCGGCAAACGTTTTTTTTGTTGTACTCTTCGTAAAGGTCAATTCTAAGCGTGTGAACGCCGGACTGAAGGATTAGGTTTTCGGTTTTCATTTTCTTAACAGTTTTTAACAGGTTTTTAACAAACTTTTTAACAAACTTAACATTCTGTTATTTAGTTACTTATACTCTTATTTATTACTATTTTCTTTATTGTTAAGAAAGTTAAGTAAATATAAGTAGTTAGGTTTTTATATTGTGTTGTATAAAAAGCCCCAACTCTTCCGTTTTTTCCTTAACTTTTTAACAACCTTGTAACGCATTGATTTATATATTGTTAAGCTGTTAAAAAGTTTTGTTAAGTTTTTAACATTTGAGTTTTTAACAGCTAAAACGGTAAATTATTGTTAATTTCAGTGTAATTTAAAAAATCTGCTTTTTCTTCTTCTAACTCTAAAATCCCGAAAATACTCCTTTTTATTTCGTATGCCGTGCCAACTTTTGAGGAGTATGTACTTGCATCACCAAAAGGCACGTATCTGATCGCCGCACCAGGTTTTAGATTGAATTCGTTTTTCAGCACGGTTCTGATATAGTGTATATCGATGTTATGGGAATTCTTATACCAGCGTTCTTTAATGTCAACCGGAACCACAAATATAGATTCGTCATTTTTTGAACTGTTTGAAAAGTGATCTACAAAACGCTCAAACATATCCTTATAAAGTCCTGTTTTAGATTCCTTTTTAACGGCTGTTAATGTTTCGTTTTTCAACTCTTCAACCGTAAACGGAACCCTCCCAACTGAAAAGTCAACCGCAGGAAGTGAGGATAGGTAAAACAGGAATGCCGGTATTTCTTCACGTAGATTGTTTTCTACATCGTGATTTTTATAAATAGGCTTCCCGACCTTGCGAACAAAAAACCGGATTTCCTCTTCGTCAACCTTTGCAAATTTATCTTCATTATTTGATGCAAGTATAATTTTGCCGAAAAAAGGCAGTTTATAATTACTTATGAATTTCTCATTTACTGATACAAATTTGCCGGTAGCCAACGCCTTTAACTTTTCAACCGTTATACTCTTTTCGATCAAAGTTTCTTCTATCTCTATCACGTTTGCGGTGGCATAGGAAGAGTTGAAATCTGATGTAAGGTCGGAAGGGTTTATCATAACGCAATTATCTCCGAATATCATGTTAAGCCAATTCAGGAAGGTTGTTTTTCCGGTTTGCCGTTCCCGTGATACAAGTACCAAAATAGGGAGCATTCTATCAGGGTGTAAATATAAACATTGCAAATAACGATATCCCAATGTTACTTGATCCCCAAAAATATGCTCCATCAAAATACGGCTCCATTTAATATCCCCTTTTGCCTCTTTGTGCCTGAATGCGTGGTATAAGTTATAGCAGTTTTCAATAACAGGCTGATAGTTGAAATTGTCAGGCTCAATGCAGAAATTATCAAATTTAGGAACCCGGGTTAAATATCCTTTTCCGTGATCGTCTTTTATTTCTTCCTTTTTCCACTTTTTCAGGTCAACTCCGATAATACCGAAACGATCCTTTTTCTGAATCTTTTTGAAATAATCAACCCCGATTCTGATATACGGCGAATCTTCATTCAGGTAATAAATACTAATCCAATTAATTGCAGCATAGTAATTGCCTTTAAATTTAAGCATTACAAGGATTTGAAAAGGGGTGTAATTATGGTTTGGCTTCAGGTATTCAGATTCATCAAACGTGCAAAGTAAACTATCATACCAAATAGCACAATTTACATCCTTAAAAAATACCTTCCCGTTATATTCTACATACCCAAGTTCACTCAAAATAAATGCCGAATAATCGCGCTTGTGATAGTTATACCAGCTTACCGGATCGGTATGCTCATACTTATCCAATGCCTCAATTTTGGCAGATAGCGTGTTTTCGTTTACTTTAATTTCAGGTAGTATCATATTAGTAAAGTTCTGGCCATTTTTCCATAGCACGGGTAATTGAATTGAAACGATCAATTTCTTTGTTGTTTGAGCGTTCCTTTAAATGTGGCTCATACTGATTTTGCGCCTTCTTATACCCTTCTGTAAAACCAGCCGAAAAGTCGGTTTGTTGTTGCTGTTTAAACTCAATATAAAGTGAATTGACATATTCGTGATAATCATTTAATTGGTTTAATATGTCGGTTCTTACATCAATTGATTTTTGATTAGCATTTTCAGTTGCCGCATACTTTGCTAAGTCTAACTGCATTGATGCAATCCTTCGTGCTATTGCAGCCTGAATGTCGTTAAATTGGATTTGGTAGAACATGGCTTTATTTTCCTAATGTGTTAAATTCAGGTTGTATTGCTTTTATTAATGCCTTTTCAATTTTCCATGCAACAGTTTTTATTGTACTAGATTTAACTATCGTAAATTTTGCTATGTTTCCAGATTCGTGTAAATTATTTATCCATTCACGTAATCTATTGTTTAAAATTTTACGATCAGTTCTATAGTTTTTTGATCTGTTTTCTGGATTATTAGTTACTCCAATGTAATTTATTTTAAGATCGTACGGATCTGTAAGCGAATAAATGTAATATGTTTTCATAAGACTAAAATACCCCAAAAACAAAACCCGCACTGCCAGGCGACCAAACCATTGCAGATGCGGGTAATGTAATTAGGGTTTTAAGTGAGTTTCTTTTCATCGGTTTGGTCGCCTTTTATGGTGTAAATATACTACAATTCTCTGTTAATTAGTGGTTTGTTGATAAAAAAAATTAGCAACAGGAGCAGGATTCGAACCTGCGAAAATGTCTATCATTGAAAGGAGAAACAAACAATTAATAGGCTGCGTGTACCTTTCTCGCCTTCCGGTTGGCCGATGTTAGAGGTCTATTGATTCGATTTCGTAAAGAACATTATTTACAGAAAAAACTTTTTTTATCATTGCGTAATGGTGTTTTTTAGATTTTAGTAATAATCCATTGTATTTAAAGCATTTTGTTTCTTCGTCAAAAGTAATGTACTTGTGAACTAATTTATGCGCTCTTGGACTTAAAAGAAAAACATCATTTGCAAAATTATAATTCCAATGATGAATTTCTTTTCCTGTAGTATAAATACCTCTTGCTTTTAGGTATCTTTTAGCATTTTTTACTTTATCGTATCTATTTGTCCTTTTACCATTATATCCAAGCCTATGGTATTTTTCGCGGCCCCTTGCGCGTTCTTTTTCTACATATTCAATATTATCTGCAAGTTTGTTATACCGTTCTTTAACGTCATTTTTAGTGCAATCTTTACACTTATTCAAGTGTCCATCAGCCATACCTTTGTGAAAGTAATAATCAGAAATAGGCTTACTTAGTTCACATTTAAAACAAATCTTTGTATCCATAAAATTTAAGGTTAATTATATCAACAAAGATAAGCATAATTTAATTAAAAAGGTAATTTATTTTTAATTAAAAAGGTAAATCTGAATCATCCTCAACCGGTGCAGTGTTCGCTGCCGGTTGGCTAAACGCCTGTTGTGTTGCCGGCTGTTCATTCCTTGGCCTGATAATCTTACCATTTCCCAGAATTGTGCCTTTTGTTCCAGCTTCCCGTTCTTCTTTCGTTGTTTCTTCAACAATCATATAATCCCCGTATTCTGAGTTTGGGGTGTCGATCATTGTGCAGTTTAGATAAGTGCCTTTTGCACCTTTATACAACCTGTCTTTGTTGATTTTGGTAACGTCAATCTTTAGAGTTATCATTGTGTTTATTTTATTGGTTATTAATAAATTCCATCAATTCTGCCTCGGTCGCAAAATACATCTGCTTCCCTCGGCTATCCTTTGACCGGACAAGCACCCACGGCTTATACTGCACCGCTACCCGCTTGTAATATTGGTATATGTCTTTGCCGGTGTCAACTATTCGGCTGTTGTCGGTCATTAGGAGTGTTTTCATTAGAATAGGGTTGGGTTAATTAATTGTAGTTCAGTCTTAGCAAATCCGAGTTCTTTGAGTTCTTCGCACTTTATCCTGTGGTGTTTATAACCTCAGAATATTTTTTAAGGCATTTAGGACAATTAACTACATTGTTAGTATTACTACAACCATAACTCCTTCGACCAGGTTCAACACCGCATAATGATTTTTTAAACCAATCGCCATTTGTGCCAACTGGTAATGGCGTAACATAATGTACTACTTGTCCTCTATCTCGGTGCGCTCCATTACAACATCTTCCGCCTTTTACGGCAGCTACAAAAATAGTTTTATTCATTATCGTGGTTTTAAATTGTTTTCTAAATACATAACCTCCGCCCAGCACTCCTCGCAATATTCCCCATCGTCCGGATGCAATTCGCACTGGCACTGTTTGCATACGACCGGTTTAATGTGGTTCTTTTCTACTTTGTCCAGTACATCGTAACGGGTTTCTTGCTTGTATTTCATGGCTCTAAATTAGTCTATTTATCGGTAATTGGTTCTGATTGGGTAATGACATTTGTTGTTGTTTGCATTGAGATTTCTCAATGTTGCGCCTATTTTTCGGGCATCTTTTCGGTTAATTTTATGTGGTTATTATTTGCGCTAAGTTGCTATAAGTAAACAAGTTGATGTTAAAGTAATTGTTTAGTTGCGTATAGCAGATTGTTAGGCACAATAATTAAAAAACATGGTCAACGAGCATTCTGCGGATCTAAAATAAACATTGCCACATGTCGGCCAGTTCCGGGGCCTTGTTCGTTATCCTCGGTTGAGTGCCATCTTACATCCTTTAAATTTCTTACTTCCGCACCTAATACGCTAAGTAACATTAGCACCCATTTATCAATCGGATAAACCAGTACAACTAATTTACCTTTTTTGTATTCCTCAATACATTTCCTTGCCCATGCTGTTGGACCTTTCTTTTTGCCATCAACTGTACATGTATAAGATCCAAAAGGAGGGTTAACATAGTTTCTTTGTCCCCACTCCATTCTCAGGCCGTCAAAATCATCAGGCTTCGGGAAAGGGCAAGGATCAAAATCAAAGTTAAATTCATCATTTAGTTGTTTCATAAGATCAGGAGGAGTTAACCAGTAGTGTTTTCCGTCTGCCTTGTTTCCGTTTTCAAATGCCATTTTATCAATTTTTAGAATTAGTATTTTGAGCGTTTTTTAATTACAGTGCCTAACACGTGCTATATACAAGCCGGTAGTTCATTAGTTTACAAGCCTTTTAGTTATTCGTGCCGGCCTGATATATAGCACCATTCGTTAGTTGTAATAAACAAACCGGACGAGTTAACGTGCGGGTTCGGCGACCAGCTACAAATCGTACATGCCAATAATTCCAGGATCGAACCTCTTAATTACCTCAATGCACTTTTTATATTTAGTTTCGTAGCTATCGACAACTCCGGTTCCTGATGTAAATGTCCACTCTTGTGGCTTTAATTTATTTACTCCGGAATGATCAATTACTACGGTTTCTCTTAAATTCGCTTTTGGATATTCGTTATTGTTGATATATTTATCGAAATCAATTGCTTTTAATTTATCAAAGTCAATCGTGATTACTGTTTTGTCTTTTTTATTTTTAACATCTGAATTTTCAATTAGAAATTCTACAAATTTCGTTGCATACTCAATAGCGTAGTCATGCATTAAACCCAACAGTAAATCTGTTTTTTCTTTTCTCGAAATTTTGCTCTCTAATATTATTGGCATTACTGGTAATAAAAATTCTTCTCTTGTTTTCATAGTTTTTCAATTATTAGGTAAAACGTGTATTTTGATGTCCGGTTTTTTACTACAACTAACAAACGCTGTACGCAAGCCGGTTAGTTAATTGAGTGATTTAGTTGATAGTTTGACGGGTCGGCCTGCGTATAGCGCCATCTGTTAGTTACAAGCCGCCCGATGCACGGCGTGTGATGCGGCCTGTAACTAACAGGCGCTATATGTAATTTATTCTTTTTGAGCGATCTGAGCAGCCATACTTTTATTCTTTGCTCCGTTTATTAGCCCTAAAAAGAATGCTATTAGTCCAGAAGCGGTAATATACTGGCCTGGTAACATCAATATTTGAGCTTCACAACCTAAATCATTATAAACCGTGTATCTTCTCACCTTTTCGGTTTTCCAAAAACCACTCGAAATGGTAAATAAATATTCCTGAACATAATATTGAGGGAATATTGCTCTTACCTCCTGAAATAGTTCATCCAAATTTTTATCTTCAATTTTGGAGTAATTTTCTAATTCTCCAATATTCATGTAGGTAGTTAGTGCCATAATTTTATTTTTTTTGATGTTTGAGTTGATTAAGGGAAAAGAATAAACTTCATATAGCGCCGGTCTGTTATGCGCCATTGTAAGGTTAGCAGCCAAAAAGAAGAAAAGGAACAACGGCGCATAACACCGCACATACACAAGGCATAGTTCACAGCAACAATAAAATAGCGGTCGTTTATCATCACAATAAATTAATTTTTGTTAACGAGCAATTCCGGATTCTCGAATTTATTGCCAATTACCTCGCAATCTTTGCCATCAAACGCTTCTCCAAAATAATGCAGAAAAGCCCAGCCTTCACGATCAATCACAAATGATGCATGTTTTTGGCTCCATCTTACACACATCACTTTATCTGTTCCGGTTTTTATAATATCACCCTCATAAATATCTTTATCGTTACAATCTTGTTGCCCTGTAAACTGACTAACAGAATTATTCCATACGCTATAATAAGTATTATTTGTTGCTTCGGGGAACGGCTGCATATAAATGCGATGCTCTCCATTTGGAGCTACTACAAAATAGCCATAAATCATTTGATTATTTGCTACTCTTGCACCTCTGAATTTAATTTCTCTGTTCATGGTAAGACGTGTTAAAAAATTAATTTATTGTTTACTTTGTTTTTCAATTTCAATATGTGTAGCCCTGTGCATGTGCGTATCCGTTATGCGCCATTGTGAAATTAGCAGCCAAGAAAGATTAATAAAACAACTGCGCATAACATCAGCTAAATGCAATGCGCTGTTCACAACCTCAATGAAAATTAGCAACATACATTCCATAGTTTAATATTTTTTGTTAACGAGCATTTATACTTTGTTCACCTTATTTGCAAGGCGATCAAATTGGTTTATCTGGTAGTTTACACCAGTATGTTACATTTGATTCATTATAAACAATATCTATCATATCACCATCTTCATCTTCAATCCATTTGACATCCCACGCCTTATATTCTTCATTCCATGTGGCAGTACATACTTTACCATAATGTACAACTAAATATCTACCCGATTCTGTTGGTTTTGTTTCTGAATACTTATTCCACATGATTGATAATAATTTCTCATTTACGAAAGAATCAATTTTTTCATCAATCATTTCGTGCATTTTTTCAATACTTCTCGGTTTGCTTTTATCGAAAAAATCAATAATAATATGAATGCTTGCTTTTAAATTTTCAAGTTCGTTTTTCATGTTGTACGTGTTAAAAATATTAAACTATTACTTTTCGTTTTCAATTTAACATAGGGTAGCACTGCATTTAGCTATATTCGTTAGCAACAATTGGCTGTTACGAAGTCTTTTAAAACAGCAGTTACAATCCTCGAACTTCGCATCGTATCTGACAAGAATATAGCCAACTGATTGCTAACAAAGGCTATAATTAATTAACATTTTTTAGTTTTGTGAGCAGCCGTACTACCTTTCCTAATTCTATTTAGCCAATAAATATCTGCTCCGTACCATTCGTCACCATCCTCTTTTATGCCGTCAGCATGTGAATCATCACAGTCAATATTTGTAACCGTATATTCTTTATCATCTGTGATTGTCGGCATTCTTTGTTTAGCCTCTGAAGTATATTTTACAACATCGCCTATTTTTAATATTCCGTATTTCATATTATTTCCTTTAGCATTTGATTATAATTTTCTCTTTTCCATTCTTTTGCAATTTCAATTAGCCTGGTAGGCAAGCAAGTGCCAATAAGCGTTCTTTATATTTCAGAATCTTCAATAGATTTAGCGTTCTCACATATCATTCTGCTTGCAATTCTTCCCCTTACCCAACTAATTTTTTCACAGTCCCAATTAAAAGGTATTTCTAACATTGTATTTTGAGTTTTTTGAGGTAAAATGTTAACTAATCATAGCCTTCAAACGTTAGTTACAAGCCGCCAAATGCACGGCGTGTGATGCGGCCTTTCATCACTCCACCGGCCAAAACTCCCCCAGTGTTGCAAATGAATTCTCCTCAGAATACCGGAACAATTCAACAACCCCTTTAGGGTGCAGCGCCTCGATCCTGTGAACCATTCCCCGCACGTTAACCAGGTCTCCGCGTTGCAATCCTTTGCGCCATGCTTCGATGTTGATGCGTTCTTCACGTTCTGTGTAACGGCTATGCCTGTATGTGAACAGCACGAATCCGATTATTACTGCTATTGCTGTTAGGCTGATGAATAGTATTTTCATAACATTGATGGGTTTTGGTGAATGTTTCCGATAACTTCCATTTCGCTAACATCGTGATATGCTAAAGGCTGTTTGCAATTACAGAATTGTGTGTTTGCATTGCTGCTTATTGAAAACATACCGTTTTCATAAACAACATATCCATGTAGCGCATAGTGGTCAATTATATCACCCTCATAAATTTCAAGCCCTGATTTGTCTAATAATCCGGTGAATTGGCAGATTGTTTCAGGTTCTACCCAAAATGGATTATCTGAATCAATTATTAAATGGTGTCCATCTGGCTCAAAAACTTCAGCAGGAATTATATATGGTTTACCGTTTTTACTAATAATTAGGTTCCCAATCACAGTAAGTTTACTATGTGTAAGTAAACCTCTAAACTTTATTTCTCTTTTTTGTGTTTGATTTTTTAAATCCATGATTTTCTGTTTTTTTATGACATTTTTTACAAAGTGTTTGTCCGTTATTTATGTCTAATCTTAATTCTGGGAATAATGCAAAATCCTTTATGTGATGCGCCTGAAGATTACCTCCTGAATTGTCCCCACATAAAACGCATGTAAAATTATCTCTTTTAAAAACAGACAACCTCCAATACTTATATTCATATGAGGCTCTAAACAATAAATTTTCATTGCATTTACCATTTATGTAATTAGGAGCGTATTTGCCTTTTAAATTATTACCCCTCCACATAGCGTAACAACTGTGATTACAAAATTTCCTACCATCTTTAGGCTTTATATTAATAGGTAATTTTTCTCCACATTGCAAACAAAAGTATAATATCTCTTTAGACTTACATCCGTATCTAATATGATTAGAAAAAGATTTTTTATTTTCTGTTGTGTATCCGCATTTACATTCCATAATGCAAATATACAAAAAAAATAACTTTATTTCTCTCATATCGTCGCCCGTCAATCCGATAGCGCAGATGTTTTGGTTAGATTAAAGTGTTAATAAATTCCCTTGCTTCAATTACTTTACGTTGCAGTAGCTGGATAACCTCAGCATCATACTCAACGTCAAACGTCTTTATTCTCATTTTATCCGGCACGTTATAAATAATACCGGCATCCCATTGTGTCGCTGGAGTGTCCAACAATACATAAACTAATTGTGCTTTGCGTTTGCCTGTCAGGTGCATATAAACCTGTAACTGATAGAAGTAATCTGAATTTGGTATTTCAGTTTCCAAGTACGGGAATGTAAAGCAATCCCACGAGTTCTTAATATCAATGATTGAATCCGTCAGAATCATATCCGGCGTTCCTGTGAAATACTCATCTTCAAAATTAGCCTCGTTTTTCAAAGCAAATTCAATGTTCAACATTTTAACGGTCAGGCTTATTGCCTCATCTTCGTGAAACACACCCTTATCAATATACTTTGATTTGATCTGCTTTTCAACGCCGTAGAGTTGTGATATTACCCACTCTTTCAGGTATGTTTTGCCACCCACTGATAGCAGTGATCCTTTGCCGTTTGGTATTAGAGTGCCAGCGGCGGAGGCACGAAGTTTAAATTGTTTCATAAGAGTTCAGATGGATTAATTATAAATGAAATATCTATTTCATCAAGACTTATATTGTCACCGTAACCATTCATAGCATTTAATACAGTAATGCTATTATCATGTACTTCAATTTTAGCTTTTACATTTCCGCCAAAATCTATTGTGTATATAATACTTCCACTATTTTCCATTTAACGCCTCCTTTACCTCATCAGTTAAGTTATATTTCTTTTCAATCTGTTCAATGGTATGAGTACCTTTTTTAACCGCCTCTTTCATCTTCACGAACAATTCGCTATTAATATCAATCGGCTGAAGCCTGCTGTCTTCGGCATAAGTCATCTGCCCCTTACGGTTCAAGTCACTCCCGAATATCCGGCCTAAGTGATCGCATGCATCCTTAATTGCAATAGTCTTAGCAATAGGGAGTGCCATTTCAACAGCTCCCCTATTTATGTTTGACAAATCAAGGTTCAGGCCACCGCTTCCTTTAGTGGTTTGTATTTCCTTTGCACCAACCCCATCGTGATACATCCATTCGCCGGATTCAATATCGCGGTAATGTACCCTAACTGTAACCTCGATTGCGTTCAGTATGGTTCCGGTCTTGATAACTTCAATTTTGTAGTTGGTTTTGAAGAAAGTACGAAGCAACCATTCCACACGCTCAATCGGAAGGTAGTTGAAATCTTTGATATACGGGTGCTGCTTTACCCACTCCTGCGGCGGCTCCTGATTCAGAGCTACCATAATTTTGTCCTGTTTTACAAGGCGTTCCAGGTTGCCATGAAATTTGGTTATGTTAGTCATATCTCAACAGATTTAATAATGGTTTCTGTAAGTTTTGGTTCTTTTAACCTTTCGACTAACTTATCAAATGCAGTTACGGCCTCCGATTCAACGGAATAAAGATTGATAAAACTGCCGTCTTTTGTGATTTTCCAACGGTCTTCAAGTTTGTCATTTTGGTACTTTACGATTTCAAGTTTCATATTTTGTGGTTTTAAATTTTATGCTAAGTTAAGGTAAAAGTATATACATTGTTCTGTTTATCCGCTGACATTTATGCGGGTTTGGGTTGAGATTTGTCAATAAATACTACTGTATGGATTATCAAACTCTATATCCTGATACGATTCAAAATCTTCATTATAATCTTTGCATTCGGGATATCCGCAGCAATCACATTGCTCAAATTGCCATTCATCGAACCCCCATATTGAACCACAATTCGGGCAAATCCAGTCTTGGGTATTCATATCATTTTAATTTATCAATGAATACTACTCCAAACACTTTCCACCTCTTCCATTTTGCCCGTACGTTCAAACTCAAAACAATACCGGCAAATTGAACCTTCCATCTGGTCCGGTTGAACGTGGTCGCCGCACTGGGGACAAATCACTGGTTTATCATTGAAACAGTCCTCGCAAAGTTCATCGTAACACGTGCCGGTTCGCCTGTCGCACATTGGGCAGCGGCCGACATAACTGTCTGATCCGTGGTAATAGCTGCTGTGGCTCATTGTTCTGATTTGTTAAGTTCGTCAATAAGTGCGTCAGCATATATAACTGCATCTACGGCAATTCTTTCAATAAGTGCATACCCTTTATTTGGATTTGCAAGTAATCCCTGCATAGCCGCCATTGCGAATTGTTGGCGAATGGTTAGGCCTGTCGCCTCTGGGTAGCCTTTATTCATCATAGATGTATAGGTTGGTAATCCTTCTGCACTATAAATCGGCATTGCTGGTTCATTCCCTGTTATCTTGTTCATTTCCCCACCCTTTCCAATATTACCCCAAGTTGATCGTTCCCCGACATTTGCCCCGCCAACATTGATCCGAGCATCGAGATAATTTCCAGTTCTGTTTTCTCAGACATTGCCTTAACACACATAGTCGTGATAATGTCAGCGGCATACTTGAACCTGACCGTGCTGTTTGCGTCTTTTTCGATCAACGTGCGGATGTATTCCGAACGGTTGCCCACCTGGTTGAGTAGGTCGATCTGATGTGGGTGTAGTTTTAGGTTTATTTGTTTCATGGTTTTATTACTTTAAGGATTGAACGTTCAATTTCTCTTTTAAGATGCAGTATTGCTATTTTTAGCCTTAATCGGGCTGCGTATAACGATTGATCATTTGTGATTAATAGCATCCGCTCGAATTGGTCTAAGATCATTTTGTTTGCCCGTGTAGCCGGTGGCTCAGCTGTTTGGTTTATAATTAATCTGCGTTATTCCATGCTCTTTCCAATAATTTTTCAGCCTTATAAGCCTCTGCATATACTGAGTAGGAACAATCTGCATGTTTTGCCCTGTCGTATGCCAAGCTAACTTCTTCTGCATATTTGCGGCAGAAAACATTTTCATTATTGGCGAATTGTGAAGCCTCGATTTCAAATTGTTCGCAAGCGGCTAAGTAAGCGGATGAATTAGCAATATCCTTACTGTTGTAGATTTGTTCGATTGTGTTGAATTGTGTGTTCATATTGTTTAGTTTTAGTTGTTGTTTGATGAAGTAAAGGTACAACCAATTGTATATACAATCCTAATATTTACCGCTGACATTTATACTAATTTACAATGATACTTATCAATCAGCCATTGACATATATCAATAAAAAACCCCGCCGGAAAACCACAACCGGACGGGGTAACACTCAACCAAACCAAACCAACTAAAACACAAAACCAAGTATCAATGCAACTCCTGTAATGCCTTGCCAAAATATACGTTTTCCTTTTTCTTTCTGTGCGATCTTATCCGAAGCCTTAACCTGTGAAAGTGCCTCTGCGATCTGTTTATCCTTTACGCCAGAACTGTGATTCAATACGTCAATCACTTCGTTACGGTTCTTTAACGCCTCGTTACAACCGCTTAATTCACCTTCCAATCCTGTTACCTGTTGCAATAGGTTAACGTTTAACTCAGCTATTCCACGTGCTTCCACGGCGGTCATATTAGCCGACTGAATTACGTCCAACGGAATCAAGTATGCAGAATCGTATTTCACGACTGGATAGTGTTCAGCCCCGTTCGAATCTAGGAACCAACCAACCGCCTCAGAATCGTTTAACTCTTGCACTCTTGCCCGCTCCGCTTCAAGTGCTGTTAATATCTGCGAGTTTTCCCGCTTCAATCGCTTGCGGTCTTTCTCTGATTCGTTGGCAACGGCAATCAGTTTGTGATAGATCGAATCTTTGCCACTTATAACGGTTGAATCAATCGCCAATTGTGTGTTAAGTCGTTCGATTTGTAGCGTTGAATCGCTAATTTCACGGCGTTGTTTTGCTTGTTGTGCGTCCCAAACAAAGTACATGATAGCGAATGCAATAAGTAATGCGGTTATTATTATGTGTAGGGTGTATTTTTTCATTTGAACGGTATTTCATAAAGTGAATCTAAACCGGTATTTCTGCAATCCAAGTGTAACCATGTCGGCGTGTCGAGTTCCATTGTGGTCAATCCGGCCTCTTTTAACTCCGCCCAATGATAACGTACCAAACTGCGTAATTCGTTGTAATTTGACCCGACTACCTTAATATCAATAGCACGGCCAAATTTATGTTGCGAATATTTCGCCCCTGTTGCGGTATCGAACCGGCGCAAACCTGATTCTTTGTATTTCCCGCCGGTGTGCCAAGTGTTAATTGTCACTGGTACGAATAACAATGCCCTGAATGCTTCAGCAATAGCGAATATTTTTGGATCAATAAACTGCAATGATTTATCACCAAATTTTCCGAAGGTAACCGGATCAACAAATTCGCGAAGATCGAAATGTTCTGAAACTTTCATTCTTGCGCCTTTAAGATTTGCACCATTCGAAAGTTTACCATATCCTGAACCGTATAAACATTAGCCGGTTTTACGGTTGATTGGCAGTTGTGTGCAAGGTTTCCTATCTTACACGGCCCGAATGAACAGGCTTTACAAATTACATCAATTTCCATCTGCGTAGTTTTTAAAGGTTTTTTCTTCTCTTATTATTGCTTCAAGTTTTAGCATTCTGTTATTTAGTTCTTTTACATCTTCGCGGACTTTCAACACATCGAACTCATTATATTTTACCTGAGTTTCTACCCGTGTAGTCCGTTCAATCCAGATATTCATATCAGATTTTATTTCACTTAAAATTGATAGGTTCCAGCCAACACCGGCCAGAATCAAAGATAGTAAAATACCGTAAATAAATTGAGCGCGTGAGCTTGCTGTACTTGTCATGATTCATCTTTATTTTCAGTCCGTTTTTGAAATCCTAAAAAAGTCATTGCCATACCTGCAACAGTACCAAATAGCAGCCCTATTGCCTGTGCTAAATTAATCAAATCTATTGACGGTTTAACAAATTTAATCACAATAAATGCAATAGAAACAACCATAGCAAACCCAATCAATACATCACCTATTAACCGGCTGTTTGATTTGTTGCCTTTCGAATCTTCTAAGAATCCATACGCCATAGTCCTACAAGTTTTTAAAGTATCTTTTTTTTCGATAATATTTATGCAGCAATCCCGCCCGATTCTGTGCTTCCCTCCCGTAACCTGGCCCCCACATTCCGCTATATTCGTCTGTCAATGCCAATGATTTGTCCTGAACCATTTCGCCGTTAATTCGCATTGTGCCGTCCTCTAATATCCGTCCCCACTCTTCACCATTATTAACAACCGCTTCCCATCCTGAATCCTGAACCCATCCGATAACGTGCCACCCTCCCAGCCTTTCAACTGTGATTCGTGCCTGTTGCGCTTCCGGTATTGTCAGCGGTTCGTCGTACATAGCTTATATACTTTAACAGTCGCAACGAATGACGCTTTGCCGTGCTTTAGTTGAATCCGCACTATATAAAGCCCCTCCGGTAATTTGTTCCATCGCTTTTCATTCGCTATTATTATTCGGCTCTGTTTGTCAATTGAAAGGCATTTAGTCGGATCTGATTTGATTGAAAACTTTACTATGTCGCCAACATCATTCAGAACTGCCCGTCCTATCACTTCGCCCCGCTTTACACGACATGCTGACATTTGCGACAGGTTGTAAGTCTGAGCCGTTGTGGTCATGGTTATGAGTAATAATATGGCGGTTAAAAGTGCTTTCATTGTTCCAAATGTGAACCATTTTTAAGATTCAATTACTGCCTTCCATGCTGCCCCAACAACTGCCCTACCCAAATCGTTTTCGTGTCCTCCATCCCCTGAATCATAGATAGCAGCTAAATATCCATCCCCTGCATCCATAGTTGTAGTATGATCGCTTACAACCATATCAATTTTTGTAAATGGGGTTGCGCCCTCTCCTTTTATCGCTGCATTTATAGCTAACCAATTTGCGTATGCTGTTGGTGCATTAGTTGTGTAAAGCGTATCAAATCGACCTCTGAACGGGGTTAGTGTGCATCCAACTATTTTACAAGTAGCTGATATTTCAGATTTAATTTTATCAATTAATTCCTGATATTTTGCAAGTGTAGTAGCTAAAGGAATGGTATAATTGCAATCATTAATTCCAATTTGCACCATTACTTTGGTAAATTGCAACTTAGTAACTGCTGATAGTGCATTCCATTTTAGTAACTGACCGTTTATAGTGTCTGCGGGTGTTGCTAAGTGTACTGCACTATAATTATATTCATCATTCAAGTAAGTACAAACAGGGTTGAATCCACTATAAGCAGCTACCGTACTATCTCCAATTATACCTATAAAATCCTTTATTGCACCTACTTTTATAAGATAATTTTTAACAATTCCATTTAATGCAATTACCTGATCTGCTGTTAATTTTGCGCCAATATACAAAGCACCGATTATAGAAATAGATGGTAAATTAACGTCGCCTCCTGAGTTATTTGCAAGTTCAAATAATTCTAAATCTGGTGGCGTATCACTTACAGTTGTATAGGTGTAAGATTGAATGCCGTCCAGATATTTGGTAACTAAATTCGATGCACTTCTAACCGCAATTTCAAAAAGTGTATTAGAATAAGGCAGATATGTAGCTGTAAATGATGGAACTGAACTTACATGCAACCTCCCAAAATTATTACTTCCACCTCCGATCATAATCCTTCGTGATGTTGTTGACATTTGCGCCCCACAATCAACAACGATAGCATTTTCAGATTTTATTTTGAAAAGAGCAATTGTAGCAGAATCCTGTGAATAGTTTACACCACCCGAAAAAGCATTGAATTTGCTATTAATATACCCTGTTCGCGTTCCCTCAATTCCTCTATCTGCATGTATAGTAGGAGTACCAACTTTTACAGCGTTGTGCGAATCCTTTTTCCAATTAAGCAAAACTGCCTGTTCATTAGCACCTGCATGAAATCTGATAACATCAGCTAAATCAAATAATCCGGATGTTTTTAATTCTTTTATAGTATCGTTAATAATCGTTATTCTGGCTGCGTCTGGCTGCGTAGTCATTCGTGCTAATAGCGCAACCGTTTCCGGTTCGTTGTGGTTCAACACTGTGTATTCCTGAATGTTTTTCCATGCCTCCAAATTCGTCTTATACGTAGTCGCCCCTATCGCACTCAATGCCGACAAGTTCAGCGAATGCCCTGCTGTTACTCCCTGAATAGTGCAGATTTCATTCAATGCGTTGATTTCTAAAAAGTGCCCACCGGTGCCACCTAACAAAGTGCAAATCTCGTTTTCACCTGCAATGTTCAGATTATGCCCACCAACCCCACCCAGGTAAGTACAAATAAGGTTGATATATTTCAGATTTGTTTCCATTCATTGCAAATTTAAGTTCTTATTTACCTTTTGCTCAATTTGTTGATAAAATTACTATCCAACATCATGCGTATTCAATCCTACTATTGTCTTTTGCTTTACCTCTGCCGAAAACGAATACATCATAGACTGGCCTAACTGCGTAATTGTGGCCTTTTTTTCAGTAACAAACTCAATCGAATTTATGTAAAATCTATCGTGCGCCATTGCTAAAATCATTTGTTCAGCAATATAATACGGAACTTCACATTCCAAAAGGAAAACCCGCTGTACTGTTTCTTTTAACTTTACAACTTCGCCCTGATTCATGTAAATTGAAGCATCACCGGCAGGCTGTAGTTTCCATTGTTTTGCATCTACCCACATCGAATGTACCAACCCAGCGGAATAATCCATTTGCCAAGAGTTTTCAGAATTGAACCAGTCCAAACGCAAGTACTTAGGCTGTTCCAGTACGCTGAATCGCTCAGAACGATATGAAAGTACTTCGCCTCCTCCGTTAACTTCTAAAAATGCCTCCATGTAAGAGCATTGTCCTGAATAACTACCTAACAGCACCGGAAAAGTATTGTATTTAAAATCACCGATATAAGTAGTTGATTCATCAACTATGCGGGTTCTCGTTCCGTTATGTATCAAATCCAAATATGCCAATGATTCATTATCATCCGGTGTAACTATCTGAATCGGTATAGTTTCAGGATTGACGTACTGAGTAAACGCATATGGGAACGAATCAGCATCAGCCGCGAAAGTATTATCGAAGTTTGGCAGGTCGTTATTTATCGGCCTGAATCGGATTGATTGTGCGATGGGTATATTTATCATTTTCTATGCGTTGTTTATGTCGTTATTGTAGTAGCACATTGCGCCGGTTGTTAGTGCAGACCATTCGGAGTTATCGGTAACTATAGCGATTGATTCACCGTTTCGGTAGTGCTTTGTTTTTACGTTTGATCTAACAAATACTTGTGTTCCGATCTTTACCGTTTCGTAAACATAACCTGATGGATCAATATAAGGATCACATGGCTGGCCGTCTGTTTTAAGTAAATCTGCTGCTGTTGGTATGTCTTTAATTATTCGCAATCCTAATCCATATTTTTCAGGTTTAACTCCATTTGATACTGATGCAGCTGAATTGTATGAACAATAGAATTGATAGTAATTCCCTCCATAACCGGCATATACATCAGTCCATACAAAACCGTTATTTTTTAACGAATCAAACGTTCCATCTAATCCTGACCTTTGCCCGTTCCCTTTGAAGTTAAATAAAAAGTCATTCGTTGCGCCCGTGTTTGGATTATTCCAATATGTTAACCCTGCTTCTTTGAGTTTACCGCCAGAAATTGCAGCACCACCTAAATAAGTTTGTAGTGTTTCAAAATCCGTTTTTGTAGCTACTGAATAACCGGATGCTGTTATTTCTCTTGCATCACGAACGGCCATATTATTATATAATCCGCCGTACATCACCGAATCATATTTGATGTTTACAATATCAACAACAAAATGCAAATTATCCTTATCAATTGTGAACGTGCCACCGGTTATTGAACTTAGTACATACCCTTCAGGAATAAAAGTTTCTGTTACAATATAATCACCGTATGGAACATTTGTTAAAACAAGCGGAACGCCCTGCGTAATTGTTAAATCGTAGTACGAACCGCCACCGCTCGAAAGTATTGTAACTTTGAACTTCGTTTCTAAATCTTCGGGAAATCCGGTAATAGTTTTATTTATCGTGATTGATGCAGGGTAAACCGGGGAACCGCCTGGAGTAACATAGTCAGTGTTACAGCGTAAAAGTATAAATTCACTCTTCCCGTTTTCGTTCTTACTCTTGTAGTCTAATATCCAACCGTATTCTGTTCCTGTAATTTGAATCAACCCATACGGATTATCTTTAATCAGTTCGATATCATTTTCAAGTGCCGGAACCTCTAAAGTAAATACCTCAGGATGCCATAAAGGATTAGCCAAGGTTGAAACCAATATCGAAGCGTTTTCAATGATTTCAGATCCGCCTGTTTCAGTTGATTTTAACTTTGTGTTCTTATCCGAAGTCTGCCAAACCAATTCAGAAGTCAGATACTTTTCTAGGAATCCACGAAGAAACGAACCCCAACGGCGTATGATTCTGGCCGGTGTTAACATAAGGTTTAACAGTACATCGGTATTGCTTTCTGCTTCGGCCTGTGTGAAACCCTCTGATGTCCTTGCCACATAATCAATCCCATCCTTTATTGTATCAATTATAATAATGTCACTTTCCCCCTGTATATCTCTATTTTCTTCCGGCTCTGTTGTTAGTTTTATATAAATTGACAAATCAGCCCTATATGGTGAAATTATTTCTAATTTCTTTTCTACAGGCTTAATGCAAGTGCTATATTTATTAGCCGTATTGTATTCATAAATACCTCCTAACGCTTCGTAATCATACGAATTATATCCGCACATTATTTGATTAAATGCTAGTTCAGGGTAGTATTCTTTTACGATTGTTTCGGCTGCAATCCGGTTTGAAACATTTACAATAACTGTATTATTAAAGAAGTGTTCAATGCTTTCAATTACCACCTTTTCGACACCACCAATTGCTTCAATACCCATGCCTGCACAGTAAATTACTTTAATTGACTTGTAAAGATTTTCAAGCGTAACCGGCATAGTTGAGTTTAAACCAAATATATTTCGGATATATCGCCCTGATGTAATTGACCCGAATGCCCCATCTGCATCGTATCCTATTTCAATCCTTCCCAAAAGATTTGAATAGAACTTACTTGTATTTCCTGTTAAGTGCTGTAATGCCCGCTCAAATGCTTCGTGATAAAGAAACATCTTAATAGTCCTTTCCGGTATTGAGTTTGTTAGTTTAGTTAATTTTAATTCTATATTGCTAAACTGAACTATTCCGGTGCCTGACGTGTTGGTTATGTTTCCACGAATAGAAAGAGAATCCCCCGTATTTATATCTAATGTTAAAAGGCTGCTAATGTCAATATTTATAGGAGTATCACCAATAAATAAAACAACCCCAGTATAAAGTATCGTTTCAGTTGCACCTACCCATTTTGATATGTAGTAATTCCAAATAAATTCGGCTGATGGACTGTCACCGGTTAAAACTCCCTGTATTTTATAGTTTAGCTTTGATCCTAGATAATCAGCCTGTGCATCTGAAAAAAACATTTCGCCGTAAGTGTCTGCTGTTTTTGCCTCAGTAAATTCGCTATTTACAAGCCTAACGAATAAATAATGCAATCCATTGTAAACAGTATCATAATCATAACCAGCCCAATTTGCTACCTGGTTAATATTTATTTCAGGTACTATCAGAAATTCAGTTGCAGGAGGTGCCAATGTGTCCCCGTCAATTGAAACAGTGCCAAGTAGATTAACCTCAGTATTTTTTCGGCTCAATACCAAATCAGTAAATGATCCGTCTATAATCTGGACATCTACCGATAACTCAGTAATTTTATAGGTAGAAAAATCAATGTAACCGGTAAACCTGTTGCGGGGAATTCCTGAAGGTGTTGTTTCGGTAACTGTGAATGAACAATCCCCGTTTACTCCGTCTGCTTCGTAAACTGCTGCCAAGTAATCCCGTCCATCTTTTACGAATTTCAGTTCTGATACTGCAAATTTTCGGAACACCCCGAAATATTGCATATCCCTCACTAATTTGTATTCGTCATCTTCCCAACCGTCAGGGGCATATTTCAGGGTGTAAGGTGTTGCACCGTTCTGCAAAACAAATGCAAACCGTTTACCGTCAATCGGTGTATTCTTTGCCTTTAATTCTGCCTGTGTAACCATGAAACTTTCCGATTAAAATATTCTTTGTTGTAATTGCCTTGTCTTTCGGTAATCTTTGAGCCGCTTGCACTGATATGTAGTTCGCGTTTGTTGCGAATTGTGTTGACTATATCCGTTCGCATTGCCTGTATCTCAGGCCGTAAATCAATTGCAGAAGGTGCAAGTCCCTGTTCTAACATTCGCTGCGTTTCTGCACCACCTATAACCGTTGCGCCTGCCATATTCTTAAAGTGTGTTGGTTTTGTTACCAACTGAACACGGCCTGAAGGCTCAACCATCCATTCCGGCCTACGTTCACCAGCGATAAATTCTGAAGGGGTGTTGATTGTTCCGGAGTCAAACTGTGGTACTTTTTGAGCGGCTATTACTGCCACTTGTGCGGCTCCTGCAACTCCGGCGGCTATTGATAACGGAACGTTTGGCAATGCCTTACTAACTGCCAGTGCCGTGTTAATAATAGCCTGAATAATATCGGCGGCCTTTTGTTTTTTAAACTGTTCAGTCTTTAACTTTGCCGCCTTTTTAGCATAGTCCGCTTCAATCTTATTCTTTTGTGCCTCTGTCAGATTGGTGTTACTTAGTTTAGCCTCTTTTTCCTTTTCAAGTAGCGACATTTTAAGATCAAATTCAGCCGTAGCTGAATCCGATATAATCTGAAACGTTGCATCTGAGGTAACCTGCGCCTGTTCAATAGCGAATTGTGATAGCTCGCCTTCGCCGAACATTTTTGATCGCACTTCATTAGCTGCTGCACCGCCTGAACCACCTGTTACACGTGGAGTAAATACAGGAGTACCGCCACCGGTTACAGGTATAATCTTTGCGCCTTTACTTTGTATTCCTGCCATTCCAAGTGCAATACCTTCTACCTCAGTTTTTACCCGTTCTAAAGCAGCCTGTGAACTTATCAACTCCCTTACCATTGAATCTGGTATAGGCTGATTTGTTAACCTCAATTCATACATGGCTGAATTAAGATCAGATATTTTTGTAGTTAGTTTATCTAGTTCTGTTACTTGTTTTTTAATTTCTTTTGTAGCGCCTCCATAACCTTCATCCTGAGTTTTCAGCAGCTCACTTCTTAGTGAATTTTCCAACCTTATAAGCGATTCTTTACCGGATAACATTTCATTTGTTGCCTTTTGATCTGCATCGACAGCGGCAACTATTGAAGCCCGTTTTTCATCAGTTAATTGCTTCTCTATATTGGCAAACTTTACTGATTCTTTTTGCGCTGCTGTTAAATCTGCATAGGCTTTTTTTCTTGCTGCCACATCTTCAACCTCTACATAAATACCTTGCTTTGTTGCGACTGTTTTAGTGGTTTTTGCTTCAATGTCAGCAATTAACTTTTGTCCGTTTTTAATTACTTCGACTTTCTTATCATAATTCTTTACGAAATCAAGTACATCAGCCTCGTTAACTTTACCTCTGAATGCAGCGTTTTTAAGTTCATTATCAATACCTTTCTTTGTAATTGTTTGAACCTGTGTAAGTTTAAGTTCTTCAAGCCGGATAATCTCTTTTACAGCGGCCTCCCTTACTCCTAACTCATTGCCTTTATTCTTTGCAATTATGCGTTGCTCTAATATTTGCCGTTCAATATCGTTTGCCTGTAGTTGGTTTGCACGTTGCAAATCTTCAATTAAATCTAATGTTTCAGCATACCTTCTACCCTCTTTATTTGCATCTTTCATGCCCTGTATAAAATTGGTAAAGTCAAAATTTGCAAATGCCCGTGCCGCAAATTGTGCCTGTTCTTTTAATCCGGATAAAGTAAATTCAAACTCATCAGCCGTTTTACCGGTACTGGCAATAATACCTTGTGCCAACTTTAAAACCCCTGCCAAACCAGCTGTTATACCCAACGCTGAAACCAAACCTAAAGCAGCTGTTTTTGCGCCACTCAATGCAGCCCCGTAATTGCCTATGTTCATCCGTTGCTTATCTGCCGCCGTTCCGTTCGCCCTCATAAACTCCGTATTCTGAGTTAATTTCGCGTTCAAATCCTTAACTGCCTGCGATTGTTTGCCGAATGAAGTAACGGCCTTATTCCGTTCCTGTGTTAGTGCCTTATTCTGCCTTTGTGCATCCTGAATCGTCTTAACTTCCAACTTTAACGCCTCGTTGTGTTCCTTCTCTTTTGCGGCTAATTTAGCAAGTGTGGCGGCCTGTGCTTTGGCAGCGCGTTCTGATTCACGTAATACTTTTGCGGCCTCTTTCTGAGCGTCATTTATAACCTTTGTTTGTGATACTTGTGCTTTCTGAATAGAAACCAAATCTTTAACGGTAATACCCTGCTTTTTCAACTCAACCGTAAATTGATTCAACGCCGTAATACTCGATTGCATATTCTTATCGAACGCAGTCAATGCTTCATCAGCAGCCTTTATTCCGGCTATCGCTTCTTTGCTTACAATGGATTCTATTTCGGCCATAACTATGCGTATTTTTTAATCTTATCTGCTACAAACAAAACTATCCCATTCCCGCAATCAGCATGTATTAATGGAATAAATCCAAATTTACATTTAATGAAATTTCCTTCATTCCAACTGCCGTCTTTAGTCTTATAAAGTATTTTTTCACCTAACTTAAAGTGCATGTATAAGGTGAAGTACTTAAATATTGCTTTTATATCAAAATATAAGAAAGCAATTTGTTGCTTGGTTGTGGTTTTTGTTTTCATATCACTTTTTCTTTAATTGTTCCTGCATTTTTCGGCTCCGCTCTTCTGCCTGGTTTTTGAAATCAGCAAATTCTGTTAATGTCATATCAGCATATGAAGGATTGATTTCCATTATTTGACAGTAAATAAAAAACAGTTCCATAATTTTAGCACTTTTTACCGGCTCTTTATCTGGGAACATTTCAGTAAATTTATCAACTGACCGCTCCAGTTCATCACGAAATGCTGCAACATCTTCAAGTGTTTTAATCTCAATTCCGGCAACCGCTTGCACCTGTTCAATGTAGTATTGCAGTGCTTCGTCTGGCTGTGCTTTCATTCCGATCTTCTGCCGTGTCAAATCCAACTGCACCTTATGTACCAAATGAACATGAATAGCTGCTGCAAGTGATTGCATTATAACTAACTTATTTTGAAATATCAACTTATCAATATTCCGGTATAATTCGCTGCTTTGATCCGGTGAAAACAGTTTATTAAATTCGGTTG